ATTGGTCATTTAGGTGGCTCATGCCAACCAGCGCCGACGTATCCCTCAGGTGGGATGGTGGTTTTAGTCCTGCCACCCACCTGAGGGCCGTATTTTCAGTGCTGTGGATGGCTGCTGTTGGGTCCTTAGTTCCATTCTGCCCCGAGATTTTCTTGGCCCCGCTCTCTGTCTTTAAAAAGAAAGGAAGCATCGTCAAACGTATAACGTATGGTGGTGCCTTGTTTCTGAGTAGAACTGTCCTGTTTTATCTCTTCGGAGTGTCTGGCCTCATTGGGGCTTGTGGCGCAAAGTTGGATAAAGTGATGGCCTATTCAAAACGAAGACCGAGTACAACCGCTTTGCCAATTGAGTCCCCGTCTAGGGTGTACCCATGGGAAAGCAAGGCTATGTTTCAGCTGCGGAACCGTGAGTTCAGTAGCACTCCTAGTTTTGCCCTCCATATTGGTAAAGCGGCTGGTTTGGGAGGCTGTGAATTGGTTTTAATATCTTCTTCAATTCTATTTGAGGAAGTGCTAATTCAATGGTCTTTCATTCTGTACCTAGTGGTGGTTTTCAGCGAGGGAATCCTTGTTGGTTTCCGCCACAACACACCTCTTCTTTCTCATTTCTGCCTGTTTGTATCATGTTCGGGGTTTCTCGAGAGACTCTTGATGCATGCCCTGTTGGCCTTTGTGCCGCTGTGGCTACCCCAAGGGGGTTCCAGGTTCACCACTGAATTGAGTTTGATGGCATCTTTAAACGTACTTTGCCCATCCCTTGCAATTCTTCTAGGAATTCATGAGTTTCTAGAAAGGGTGCAGACATGTTCTGTGCTCAGCAGGGCGCCGGCACTCATGATGCACACCTTGAATACTATTCTTCCCCCGCTATTGGCGACAGTTCTCCACTGTTTGTTCAATTTCGTCTTGTTGCACCTACAGTATGAGGAAATGTTAGCTATGTTTTCTCCCATGTCTCCCTTCGGGGTTTTGATGGACAGCTCAAAAGTTGTGACTGTTGAGGAGTTTGCGAACGGGGCTTCCGGTAGGATAGCGGATTACTGTGTGTCTGAGTTTGGTTGGGACCTTTTGGACGATGAGTTCGTTCCTAAGAGGTACGGTTATAAGATGATATCTCCAGCTGAAGGTTCATGTACTGGCCACCGTAGGGTTACTACGGTGATAGGTCCTTCCTTCAGAGCTCCTGTTATAGTTTGTAGGTCTTGTTCCTGCAATGCCAACAGGGCCTGTACTGTGAGATTGGGTAAAAGCCTCGGGTGGAATGCCACCAAGCGCTCCTATGGTTTAGTGGAGCGGAGATGGGTCGAGGCAAAAGACACTGTGCTTCCATTGCTGAAAGGGATATTCAGCTCTGGTTGCTCACACATCAACACCTTACCAGGTTGTGGTTGTGTCAAACCGACAGACCGTTTTGTGGATTATCCAGATTTCGGTACGTGGGTTAGACGCTTTCCAGGCCCTACAGCTCGAGAGTTGTGTGCTTGGAAGGACTACTTTAGGGAAGGGGGCGATTTGTGTGAGTGGATGTTGCCATATGGTGGTTTTATAAAGCAAGAAAGGTTAGTAAAGCCTAGTTTTCGGACTAAGCTTGTCAAACCAAGAGTTATCCAAATGCGGTCTTTCCCAGCCCGTGTTGCTACTGGACCGTGGTGCTGGTCTCTCACTAAGAGAGCTTCTGCAGTGTTCAAAGGTGACGTGTGTTATGCCTCAGGTATGACTGGCGAGGAGATTGGCCAATGGGCGGAGAACAGTTTTAGGGAGCTAGAAGAATCTCATGGATTTGTAGAATTCGGAGAGTCTGACTTTGCTGCTTTTGATGCCTCCGTATGTGGGTCAGCCCTCATGTTTCTCCTTGCTTTGTACAAATGGTTGGGCGCGCCAAAAGCGTTGGTCGAAATCTTCAAGCGTCGCACGAAGAAGAAAGCCAATATTGCTGGTGCAAACGTCAAGTTCTTGGGTCAAGTTAGCTCTGGAGACGGTGACACGTCTGTAGGTGATTTCCTGATTCAAACAGTGATCTATATGCTGTGGTACATGTCAATAGGGCTGTATTGGAAAAGAAAGGTCCGTCTCATAGAGCTCGGAGATGATGGGTTTTCTCTAGTCTCTGGGAGGAGGGGTCGCGACCCGGC